ATTTCACCTTATAAAGAAAGATTCTAATGGCGAAACCAAGAAAACCACAACCTAAATATCAGCTAACATTAAGTCAGCAAAAACAAACCCCCTTTCCAGGTATTGAAAATAGAGGTGGTCAGGTAAATCCTAATAATGTTAATGAATTAAAAAATACTCCTTCTAATTACGAAGAAACTGGTATTCCTTTTAACAGGTCTACTAAAATGAGCTTTAAGGAAGATAAAACAAAACAATACTCGGTTGGTATAAAAGATATTGACGAAGCTATATTTTATTATTTTAATAATCATATAAAACCTTTTGTATATCAAAATGGTTCTAGAAGAGATGTCCCTGTAATGTATGGAGCTTCAGAAAGATGGAATCAATACCAAAAAGATGGTTCTTATAGAGACAAAAAAGGTGCTATAATGTTACCTATTATTGTAATTAAACGAAATAGTATTTCAAAAGATAGAACAGTAGCTAATAAACTAGATGCTAATCAACCTAATTTATATGGGACTTGGTCTAAACAATTTAGTTCTAAAAACTTCTATAGTAATTTTTCAACATTAAATAATAGAAAACCAGTAGAAAAATTTCACGTAGTAGCACAACCCGATTATGTAACATTAGAATATACTTGTTTAATTCAAACATATTATATGGAACAATTAAATAAGGTAATTGAGGCCTGTGAATACGCTTCAGATGCATATTGGGGAAATCCAGAAAGATTCCAATTTAGGGCATTTATAGACCAATTTACAACAGCTACTGAATTAACTCAGGGGCAAAATAGATTAGTAAAAGGTGAATTTAATCTAAGATTACGTGGGTATATAATACCAGATACTATCCAAAAAGAATTAAATGCTACTAAAGTATATAATTCAAAAGCAAAAGTTGTTGTAACAACTGAGGCTGTTAGTGATTTAAAAGGTACAACTCATATAACCCAAAACCCTACTACAGATGGTCGTAGTAGAAATTAACTTTAAATCCCCTATTATATATTTATAATAAATTAAAATAATTAAAATGAAAAATAAAAAGTTATCAGAAAAAGAGTTACAACCTTTAAAAGAATACCAAGAAAAAATTAACATAATTGTGGTAAGTTTAGGTAAATTAGATTTACAAATTAATTCACTTGAAAATACTAAGAAAAATTTAATAAAAGAATATCAGGAATTAGAAACATCTCAACAAAAAACAGCTTTAGAGTTACAAGATAAATATGGAGAAGGTAATATTGATCTAGAGAGTGGAGAATTTACTCCAATAGTTTAATTTTTTGAGGATATTTCTAATATTTATAACAAAATAAATAACAATAAAACATAACAATGGCAGAAGCATTAATATCACCAGGTGTATTAGCACGCGAAAATGATCAATCATTCATTGGAAGTCGACCAATATCTTTTGGTGCGGCTATTATTGGACCAGCAGTAAAAGGTCCAGTTAATCTTCCAACAGCAGTTGGTTCTTATTCTCAATATGAAGCTATTTTTGGAGGGTCAGTAGAAAGCGGATCCCAATATTACACTTATTTAAACTCAATTGCAGCAAGAAATTATTTTGCTCAAGGGGGTGAATCACTTTTAGTAACAAGAGTAGTAACAGGATCATTTTCATCAGCACTTACTTCAGGAAGTGAGGCAGGCCCAAATAATTCAGGAATTACTACTGTAGGATTTACTGATTCAGCAGATGCAGGATTCCAAAAAAGTGCATTTAGTTTAAAAACTATTTCAGAAGGAACAATAATGAATAACTGGGAATCAGCTGATGGTGGTAATGGGACATTAAATCTTGGTACCGCTGATAATGTTAGATGGGAAGTCGGATCTGTAAACACATCCTCAGGACAATTTTCATTATTCATCAGAAGAGGTAATGATACAGCAACCCAAAAAGCAGTATTAGAAACATATAATAATTTATCAATGGATCCTACTGCAGCTAATTATGTAGCAAAAGCAATAGGTGATACTTATTATACTATAGAGGTGGATGGAACTGATTACTATGTAAAAACCAATGGTAGTTATCCTAATAGAAGTGCTTATGTTTATGTTAATAGTGTAATTACACCAACCCCACAATATTTTGATAATGATGGAAATGCTAAAAATGCATACACCGGAAGTCTACCAGCTGTAGGCTCAGGTTCATTTGTAGAGGGGACAGGTAATAATTTTGAAAATGGTGATGCTAAATTTAATGAAGCTATAACTGCAACAAATATACAAGGTATTAACCCAGATGATTACACATCATCTATAAAATTACTAAGTAACAAAGATGATTACCAATTTAATGTAATATCAGCTCCGGGATTAATAGGATCTTTACATGCACAAACAAGCCAATTGGTTTCTTTAGCACAAGGTAGAACAGATTGTATTTCAGTAATAGATTTAGTACCTTATAATAGTACTATAGGCACAGTAACCAACCAAGCAGCAGGATATGATACATCATACTCTGCGACATATTGGCCATGGCTACAAACAGTCGATGCAGGTACTGGACAAACAGTTTGGGCGCCAGCTTCAACGTATATTCCAGCAGTATACGCATTTACTGATTCATCTTCAGACCCATGGTTCGCACCTGCAGGTTTAATTAGAGGAGCTTTAGGAAGTGTAGTAAGAGCAGAAAGAAAATTAACATCTGGAAACAGAGATACATTATATGAAGCAAATGTTAACCCAATAGCTACATTCCCAGGAAGTGGAGTTGTAGTATTTGGTCAGAAAACATTACAGAAAAGAGCAAGTGCTTTAGATAGAGTAAATGTACGTAGATTATTAATCTCACTTAAGAGTTATATTACTCAAGTATCGGATAACTTAGTATTTGAACAAAATACAATTGCTACAAGAAATAATTTCTTAGCACAAGTAAATCCATACCTAGAATCAGTACAACAAAGACAAGGATTATATGCTTTCCAAGTTGTAATGGATGAGACAAATAACACACCAGACGTAATAGATAGAAATGAGCTAGTAGGACAAATTTACCTACAACCAACTAAAACAGCTGAATTTGTAATTTTAGATTTCAATGTTTTACCAACTGGAGCAACATTTCCTGAATAAAAAATAAAAAGATAAATATTTATAATAAAATAAAACAATAAAATGGCAGTATTAGACCCAAACGAAATATTTTATACAGCATTTGAGCCAAAACAACAGAACAGATTTATCATGTATGTTGATGGGATTCCTTCATACCAAATTAAAGGTATGGGAGCTGTTTCATTAACACAAGGTACAGTTCAATTAAACCATATTAACGTTGCAAGATACGTTAAAGGTAAAACACTTTGGAATACGATACAAATGACATTATTTGATCCAATTACTCCATCTGGCGCACAAGCATGTATGGAATGGGTTAGATTACATCACGAATCAGTAACAGGTAGAGATGGATATAGTGATTTCTATAAAAAAGATTTAACTATGAACGTATTAGGACCTGTAGGTGATATCGTATCTGAATGGATTATTAAAGGTGCATTAATTACAGAAGCTAACTTCGGTGATTATAACTGGGATAATGAAAGTGCTGCTGTAGAATTACAGTTAACAGTTCAACCAGATTACTGTATTTTAAATTTCTAAAATATTTTTTACCCTTCCTTTTGAAAATTGCTTGGCTTCGGCCAAGCTTTTTTTTATATTACATATGTATAACTAGAATTAATAAAGTTATAATTAAATAAAATTTATATGAGCGAATTTAAATTCCCAACCGAAGAGGTTGAATTGCCTTCTAAAGGCTTAATCTATTCTAAAGATAACCCATTATCAAGTGGTAAAGTAGAAATGAAATACATGACTGCTCGAGAAGAAGATATTTTATCTAATCAATCTTATATCCAAAAAGGTACAGTATTAGATAAATTATTAGATTCTTTAATTGTTGATAAAAATATTAAAACTGATGATTTAATAGTAGGGGATAAAAACGCATTGTTAATAGCCTCTCGTATTTTAGGGTATGGTAAAGATTATGAAGTAAAAATAAAAGGTGAATCCCATATTATAGATTGTTCTACATTAGAAAACAAAGAATTTGATGAATCTGAATTTGAAGCAGGTAAAAATGAGTTTTCATATACTTTACCATCAACAGGAACAATAATTACTTATAAACTTATTACAGGTTCTGATGAAAAACAAATAAATAGAGAAGTAGCGGGTTTAAAGAAAATAAATAAGGATGCATCTCCTGAATTAACTACAAGATTAAAACATATGTTATTATCAGTAGATGGAAAAAGTGAAAAAAAAGATATTAGAGATTTTGTTGATAATTATTTTTTAGCTAGAGATTCTCGTGCTTTTAGAGATCATATAAAAAATACTCAACCAGATGTAAATTTATCTTATATTTTAGATAGTGGAGAGGAGGTAGAGGTCCCTATTGGCCTAAACTTTTTTTGGCCTGACTATTAATATAGCACCTTTATTTAGAAAATCTCTTTTTTCTCAAATCCACCAAATTTTATTTTATGGTAAAGGGGGATACGACTATAATACTATTTATAATATGCCTATATGGCTTCGTAAATACACTTTTTCTGAAATAGATAAATTTTATAAGAATGAAAAGGATGAATACGAAAAGTTAAATAGTAAAAGTAAAGGGACAAAAAATATGATTAACCCTGATGGTAAGGTCAACACCCCAGATTTTGCTGCTGCATCTAAACCATATAAGGGTAAAACAAGTTATAAGTAGTAATATTTATAACAAAACCACTTATATCAAATGGCGGCTCAAGACCAAATAAAAAAACTTAATGACCAAATCCAAGAACTTAATAAGCAATTGGGTGGTAAGCAGATTAAAATATTTGATGTTAAGGAACTTAATGAGGCTGAAAGAGTTGTTAAATCCCTTAAACAAGAACTTCAAGATGCTACTAATGATATTTCAGGTATCGCTTCAGGTTTTAAAAATGTGGTTCAAGAAATGCAAAAAACTAGTAAACCACTAGCGGATGCAAAAAAATCATTTAATGCCCTATCGGGTTTAGCCCAAAAACTACAAAATGATCAAGTAGGTATTAATAAACTTAGTAAAAAAGAATTAATATCTATCCAAGATAAAATTAAGGCTGAAAAAGAAAACCAAAAAACCCTTTATACAAATCTTAAACAAAAATATGATGCTAATTCAATAACTGATAGAGAATTAGCAGCTTTAGTTGAAATTGAAGGAACTTTAGCAAATGAAAATGTTTTATATAATGATTTATTAACCACTGCTAAAAAAAGGCTTGCTGAAGAAGAAAAAATTTCTGATGCCATGGGTCTAGGGGGTGCTATGATTGGTGGTCTTAAATCTGCCTTAGATAAATTAGGAATGGGTGGTCTGGTTGACCAATTAGGAATAAATGATGCTGAAGATGCAATGTCTAAAGTAGCGGATGAAGTTACTAAAGGGGGAACGGAAACAGCAACATTTGGGGGTAAAGTACAAATTTTAAAAGCAGGTATAGGTTCATTGGGTAAATCCATGATGAAGAACCTTACAGATCCCTTAGCATTAGCTAAATTTTTAGGTGATCAACTTATAGATGCCATAAAAGGAGTAGATTCTGGGGCAGGTGATTTAGCTAAGAATCTAAATATGAGCTATACTGAAGCTCTAGCAACTAGGAAAGAATTTGCAAAGCAAGCTAATGATTCTGGAAATATTTTTGTTACTACTAAGGGAATACAAGAATCCCAAATGGCTATAAACAATGCTCTAGGAACTAGTGTTGTTTTAGCAGGTGAAAACGCTATTGCATTTACTGAAATGCGAGACATGGCAGGATTTACTAATGAAGAATTAATAGGCATTAATAATATTTCATTAGCTACAGGCAAATCTATGAATGACATTACAGGTGAGTTTATGGCTCAAGCTAAAATGTCAGCAATGCAAAATGGTGTTTTACTAAATGAAAAATCACTATTAAAAGATATAGGCAAAGTTTCAGCAGCCACTACATTATCATTTGGTAAAAACCCTAAACTAATAGGTGAGGCAGTAGCAACTGCTAAAGCTTTAGGTATGGAAATGTCTAAAGTTGAAGGTATAGCAGATAGTTTACTTGATTTTGAATCATCAATAGAAAATGAATTACAAGCTGAATTATTACTAGGTAAAAACATTAATTTAGAAAAAGCTAGACAAGCAGCACTAAACAATGATCTAGCTACAGTAGCTAAAGAAATATCAGATCAAATAGGTTCCTCTGCAGATTTTTCTAAAATGAATAGAATACAACAAGATGCATTAGCTAAATCTGTTGGTATGAATAGAGATAGTTTAGCAGAAACTTTATTTGTTCAAGAACAATTAGCAGGAGCTACAGGAGATGAAGCAGAAGAAAAAGAAAAATTATTAAATGCTAGGATAAAAGAGGTAGGTTTAGCCCAGGCAACAGCTGAATTAGAAAAAGATGGTATTGAAGGATTAAGAGAACAAAATAGTCAAGCTGAAAAATTCGAAGCTATAATGATGAAGATTAAAGATGTTTTTGTACAACTTGTAACCCCTATAATGGAAATGATTTCTCCTATAATAGATTTACTTGTACCCGCTATAGAAATGATTTCTTTCTTAATAACTCCAATTTTAGAAGGATTTAATGGTATATCTGAAATAATAAATGCAATTATTGACCCTACTGTATCCTTACAAGAAACATTAGCAAATATGGGACCAGTAACTGCTGGTATAGCGGCAGCATTAACAGCAGCAGGTATAGCAGTAGTAGGATCCCTAGTTCCGGGTTTAATTAGAGCAGGTATAGCAGCAGCAGCACAACTTCCAGCTTTAATATCAGGGGCGATAGCAGCTGTAACTTCGGCATCAGCTGCAACCTTGGGTATAGGTGCTATTGCAATTGCTGCAGGTATAGCAGGAGTAGTAGCAGCAATGTCTTCAGCAGGCTCCAAAGCAAAAACAATGGATGATGGTGTTATCCCTGCGGGTTATGGGGATCGTATTGTTTCTACTCCAAAAGGTTCAATAGCACTTAATAATCAAGATACTTTAGTAGCCGGAACTAATTTAGGACAAGGTGGAGGAGGTACAGATATGAGTGAAACTAATAAACTATTAGCACAATTAGTTAAGAAAACACCAGAAATGGCTCCTTTAGGTTTATACGAAGTACAATAGTTCAATATTTATAATAAAAATTAATAATTATGAGTTTACTAAACAAATTAACACAACAAGGTTCACAATTGAGCGGGTTAGATGGTGCAACACCTTCTATACCAAATTTCCAACAGTCTACTTTACATAAAGAGTATTCAACTGAAGGTGATCCAACAGCAATGAATGTAGCTCCACCAAATGGTGTTTTACCTTCTCCATCAACAATGGATAGAGGAACAATACCTCCAGGAGACAAATATTTAAATAACTTACCAGGATAATAAATGGCTTTGGTTAATCTAACAACCAACCTAAGATCTCTTAGGTATGGTAAAGACACAGTTGGTGGTGGGAATAGCAACCAACCCTATGTAACAACAAAAATCCCTGAAAGTTTTTCTAAAGTAGGAAAAACAGGAGGACCTGATTTTTTATTACGTGGTGGGACATTACTACCTAAAGTAGTAGCAAATGATGTCTCTAGATTAGCCCAAATGTTTTTTGATTTTAAATCCCCAAATGGTCCTTTATTTATAGCAAAACAAAATGTTTTATCATTAACTAATGTTAATTCAAGTAAAGGATATACACGTTACAAACAAGAAGAATCTACTTCATCCTCAGTACTATCTACTATTGGGCAATTTATCAAGGACAATTTAGCTATGAACCAGGGTGTGTATACACCTTTAGGTACTTTAGCTCAAGCAGCCGGAAATGCAATTGGCCTTCATACAAATAAACAAGGGTTAAATCCCCTTGCAGGTATAGGAGGACCAGATGCTACTGGGATAGTAGGAGCTATATCAAATTTCGACCCTTTAGGTTTACCTACTTATTTAAGTACTATAGCTACTGGGGGAGATGAAGGTAACAAAAGTAGATTATTTGGTTTACTTAATAAAATTGATGAAAAACAAGATGATCCAAACGCTTTATATTCATATACTGGAGGACCAGGTGCTACTTTAGGCGTTGGAAAAACTAAAATTACAATGGTATCAGACCAAAGAACTGGTATCAATAATCCTAGATTTGAATTAAAAAATAGTAGATTTATACCTCAACAATTTGTTCCAAATTATGATATTAAATTAGATAATATATTTAAAACAAGTATATTTAACACATACCGTTCTTCTATATTTGGATTTGAAACAGAATCTGGACGTTTATTTGATAAAGTTTTTGGTATTAGAGATGATAGCGTTTACCAACCAGGAACATATTTAAAAACTGATGTTAGTAAATTAGTAAGTGGTATAAATGGTTCAATATCTAGACAAGTTTGGACACAAGCTGAAATAGAAGAAAAAGTCCCATTTTCTAAAACAGGTAAAACTGACAATATAACAGATTTTAGAAAAAAAATAAAAAATAGTGATAACCAAATTCCTAATACACTACCTTATACAAATAATAATAAATTTGAACAAAGAGTTAATTTAGGTAACCCTGGAAAAAGAGGAAATATATCTAGTTATTCAATTGGGAAAAGAGATGCGGATCAAAGTAATATTAATAAATTACAGAATTCTACTTATACCCACGCTTTAGATAAAGTTAATGCTTACCCTTTATACAGATCATCAGATGTAACACAAGATAAAACAAAAAATGATTTTGTTAAGTTTAGAATTGGTGTAATTTCCAATGAAAATCCAACAAATAAAACTTTTATCCATTTTAGAGCTATTATCGATAGTATGAGCGATAATTACACATCTGATTGGGAATCTCAAAAATTTATGGGTAGAGGTGAAAACTTTTACAAATACCAGGGATTTGACAGAAAAATTTCATTATCTTGGACAGTAGCAGCACAATCAAAACAAGAATTAATGCCAATGTATCAAAAATTAAATTATTTAGCTTCTGCTACTGCACCTTCATATTCTGAAGCCGGGTATATGGGTGGTAATTTAATATCGTTAACTATTGGAGGTTGGTGTTATGAACAAGTTGGTATAATGAGTGGACTAACTTTAGATGTACCAACAGAATCCCCTTGGGAAATAGCAATACCTGATGGTCCAGATGGAGGAGTTGTAGGAGAAGGGGATAATGAAATAAAATCAGATAAATCTGTTAAAGAAATGCCAATGATAATTAAAGTATCAGGCTTTACATTTACTCCAATACATAATTTTGTACCACAAGTACAAAAGAATGGTTATAATGGTACCGGAGGATTTATTAGTAATTATGGTAAAGAAAGATTTATTGCTTTAAATAATGGGTTTAATAATAATTATAGTGGGTTTAATTATATTCCCCCAAAAGTAAATAAAACATAATGGGAAGATATACACAAAATAAAATAATATCAAAAACTAACCCTAATGGGACTAGAGGAATTAGATACTATAGAGGTGTAAAATACCCTGAAATCCCTCTTTCCCCGGATGATATATACGTTTATGCTCAAGAAGGTGATCGATTTGATCAATTGGCTAATGAATACTATCAGGATTCTTCTTTATGGTGGATAATTTCAACAGCTAACTCTTCATTACCCCAAAATTCATATTATCTACCTTTAGGAGTACAAATTAGAATTCCAAATAACATTAATGCTATACAAAGTAGATATAATAAATTAAATGGGTTAATATAAATGGCTATAATAGGAGAATCATTAGAAGGTTATGTTGATAATCAAATAAAAGTTAGGCAAGAACTCCAAGGAAAGCTAAAGAGATCTAGAACTGATATTTCTTTATTATCTAATACTAATGCTTGGTTAAAACTTGCATCTAGTGTTGAAATCACTAAAGATGCTACTGAAGCCACATTAATTTCTGGTTCATATGAAGATAGTGATATAAACGCAGGAGAACAAAAACTAAGAAACATAGGATTAAATAATACATCACAATTTACAGGAACACAATTAGCAAAAAAAGCAATATTATTTAATACCTTATCTGAAAAAACAGGAGTATCCTTATCTGGTAGATCAGGAGTAGCTAGTAGTGCAGATTTATGGAATAGTAGGAGTTCTTATGGTTTAGGAGGAAATAAATATGGAATACAACCTTCCCCAGGTCTTATATCTGCTAAAATAGATTGTAAAAATAGGGGCTCAATTAGAGAAGCAACTGTAGAAATGAAAGCCTATAATTTATTTCAATTTGAACTTATAGAACTTTTATATTTAAGGATAGGTTATACTATGTTATTAGAATGGGGTTGGAGTCAATTTTTAAATGGAAATTCTGAACTTCAAAAAATGGGTAGTACTTTAATAGAAGATACCTGGTTTGAAGGACAAGAAAATAATTATAGTGATACTATAAAAGAAATAGATAACTATAGAAGAAAACATTCAGGAAATTATGATGGTTTTTTAGGAAAAGTAGTTAATTTTGATTGGAAATTCTCTTCAGGAGGTACTTATGATATAACATTAAAATTAATTACTGTAGGGGATGTTATTGAATCATTAACCATGAATAATCCTTCTAGTATTATTACTGAAGATAGTATTAAAAAACTAATAACAACTTCACAAGGTGAAGGGTCTGTTGAAGCATCAACTTTAAGTTCTTATAATAGCCCCATTGTAACAAATGCTGGTGATTCTGTAATATCTAATGATTTATTTTTTGATATAGTAAATTACCCTGATAAATGGAGTACTTTTACAACAAGACAAGTTGGGAGATATAATTCAAAATCAAAAAATAATTATTTTGGTTTCTACACTCTTTTACAAAAAGAAGACAATTATAAACCTATAGATAAAAATAACACAGATAACGCAGAAGAAAAATATTTACCACCACAAGGGACAGATTTTTCTGTATATAATTATTTTTTAACATTTTCCCAATTATTATCTAAACTAGAAGATTTATGTATCCCTTCCATGAATGGTAGTAAAATGTTAAAAATAGATCAGTCAGATACATCTATTTGTTCTATTTACCCAAACCAAGTATCTCTTGACCCTCGTGTATGTTTAATAAAACCCACTTTTTCTACTTTCCAATCCTCAACAGAATCTACATCAAAGGATAAAGGGAAAGATGTACAAAAAACAAGGAGTACCCAACTTATTATAAATGAATATAAAAGTTTAAACCTTTTAAAGGATTTTATTCATAAAGAAGGAGATTTTGTTTGTGGGCAAACTATGAATATTTATTTAAATTATGATTTTGTATCTAAATGTTTAAAGAAAAATTCAAAAGATAATAATATAACTATATTTAAATTTTTACAAGACATATGTTCGGGTATAAATGAAGCTCTGGGTAATGTTCAAAGCTTAGAACCTGTTATATTAAACGATGAAATAATAACAATTATAGATCAAAACCCTATACCTGGAATAAAATCATTACCAAACAAATTTAGTAATCTCTTCAATCAGAATCCTACTTCTTTTGAAATTTTTGGATACAACCCTTCGGGTTCAATTGATCCAAAAACCAAAGAACTAAAATCAACATCTAATTTTGTAAAAGATTTTGGCTTTACTACTAAATTAAGTCCTGAATTAGCTAGTATGATTACAATTGGAGCAACAGCTGAAAATTTAGCTACTAAAAATTATGATGGTACGGCATTTTCAAAATGGAATGAGGGGTTAAAAGATAGATATAATCTTGACATACAAACAAGTGATAATGAAGATATATTAACAGCTGGAGATGATTCAAAGCCTGAATACTTTCCTTTAACATTTGAAGATTTAGGTAAATTAAAAAAGTATTTTGATGAAAGTCCCATTGATACTAAAAACTGGTGGGAAAGTAAAAGAGATATAGGAAAAGTTGGAATTTATGGTTTTGAAGGAGAAGATATTAGAGATGTAAGTAACAGTCCAATTTCAAATAAGAGTTATGAAAATGTTAATTTTGCAGAGTATGTATTATTAGTTAAACAACATAAACAAATAGAATTAAGTAAAAAGAAAAAGCAGGAAAATAAAAATAAAAATGAAAAAACAGTAGAAAAAGTAGAAAATTATCTTAGCTGGCTATCATCAGCTTTTGGGGCTGTAATTTCAAATAATGGTAATGAACAAAAATTAAACAGTACATACTATTTTAACTTAAATCCGGATTTTATAAAATTAGGTAAAAGGTTATTTAAGGGATATATTAATGATATTAATAATCAAATTTATAAAGATAAAAAAATTCCATCAAATACGACGGGGTTTATTCCTATAAATTTAAGTATAGACATTGAAGGGCTAAGTGGTATTAAAATATATAATTCATTAAATATTCAACAAGGTTTTTTACCTCGTAATTATCCTACCGCTTTAAGCTTTATAATAAAAAATGTAAACCATGATATCTCCTCAAACAATTGGTCAACAAGTATACAAACTATTAGTACAGCTAATGTAAAGGAAACTGAATTTACATGGGCTAATCTTTCAGAGTATACAAGCCAACAATTAGAAACACAATTAGAACAATTAGTAAGTGGTACATGGAGACAATTTGTAAATGATACTCCTTGGAGTGCAGCATTTATTTCATATGTTGTAAAAAATACTAATTTCTACTCTAATTTCCCTGTAAGTGCCGCCCATACAGGTTATGCACAAACAATAAGAGAAAACCCAGATGAGTATGGTTTTATAGTTTTAGACCCAAGGAAACAACCTGCACAAATAGGAGATATAATTATTGCTAATAGATCAGGTAATAGTTTAACCTTTGATGATGTGTGGACTGGTTTTTCACATGCTAATATTGTTACATATAGAAATTACTCCACAATAATATCTGCAGGGGGTAATGTATACGGTGATAACTACCCAGTAGCTAAAGATACAAATGGTTCGGCGGCGTATAAAAAAAGGGAGGATATGGATGATAATGGGGATAATGTAAATAGAAAATATATCTTAGATAGAGATGGAAGTAAAGGATATTTTGCAATATTAAGACCTAAAAAGGCCGCTGGTGCTATTATAAATACTCTCGAAGCTGAATTAAAAAAGTGGGGGAGTGGTAAAATAGACGAACAGGATGAAGAAATTTGGGAAACTCTTAGAGAATATTATACAACAGCAGGTCTTACACCTCCACAAATAAATAGTTAATATATGTATTTTCCAAAATCTCAAATAATATCTAATTTATCTACCAATGGGGGAGAATTTATATTATCCTCAACAAGAAAACCTTATACTGGGAAATATTTTTCTACATCGGATGGTAGATTCTACACAGGTGCTACCCCACAAGATGGAAATAACCAAGAATTACTTAAAAAACCTAATTTAAAACCCAAAAATAGACCAAATGGAGAATCGGACTTTAACCTTAATATCTCCAGAGTCCAATCCCCTCAACTTTATCAAGCAATTTCTAGTTCCTCAGGTATATCTCTGACACCACCAAAAGGAGAAATAACATTCCCAACCGAAGAAGATTATGATAATTATGAATATTTAAGATATTTTCTTCAACATAAAATAAAATTAAATATTATCGAAGTTAGTGAACATACTTATATTAATTATTTTAATGAAAATCCCAAAACCCAATATCAATTATATACACCTATAAAAATAAACTGGGTGCTAGTAGGGAAACCAATTGAAGTTTACAATATTAATAAAAATATAGTTTTACTATATGAATCTAAAAATCAAATAAAGGGTATGTTTAGGTCTTTTAAAGGTAGATATTTAAAATTTTACCTTCCTAAAAAAAATGAATATTTTTCTACTAAAGGTGGGGAATTAAAAGTACAAAAAACAAATGAAAATTACTCTGGTTTTTATCATATACACCCAACTAGAGGAGTGATTATGGAAGGAAAATTTCATACCCCCTCCCCACATAATATTCTAATACCTTTTAAAGGGGAAAAAATAAAGGAACTTCTAACTACTCCAACCCTTAATAGAGAAGTAGGAACTTCAATTAGAAAAAATATTCCAAGAGAGAGTGGATATTAGATAAACCCATCGTATATTGAGGTAAAATGGTTATAAATGTATTGGTTAGTAGAAGACGAAAGTCAATTAAATGTTTTAATAAATAGTAGTTATAAAAAGGCTTTCATTGAAGTAATCCCTTTTAGTAATGTTATTCATCCGGCACAAACCCATGTAAGTTTGGTGTATATTAGACCACTTGAAGCAACAAAAGGCTTTATGGTATGTATTGCACATAGTGAATCTTTAAATGCGTTAAATACGGGTGTAGACAAACTATTAGAAAAATTTGAAACATTATATTGTAGAGACAAAAAAGAAATATTACATTATTACCCAAATTTATTCAAAGCTCTTTATGACATAAACCCACCACCTACTACGTATATACGACCTACAACACAAACACATGAATTGTACTATAGGCAACATAAAGATAACCATGAATTAAACCTAATTATACCGATTGTTAAACATTATGAAATATGTGAAACGATTTGGGGAGATCTAAAAGCGAATATTAACAATGAAAAAACAAAATATGATGAATTCTATAACAATAAAGTATCCTTGGTGTTCAACGCCATCGAGCAAAGTGGAATACGTATACACAATGAAACCTTCGAAGAATATTTCCACCCCGTTGATGGTGAATACGTCTACACTCAGTT